TGTGAAACATGCAAGAGTAAGAGGATAGTTCACACCCCGCGTGATGGTGACCGCCGCGCTATGCTAAAATGTCGAGAATGTGGTGACTATATGTTCATCGGGATGTGATTGAATGAGGCGCAGTCCATCGTTTCTTTATAAGTAATAGGGGCCAATTTACCCCAAAGTGGGTCGAATAGGTGGGGGTAAACGGTCACGGTAAATTGACACCGAATGCAGTCGCCCAAAGTTGCGCCACACTCGTGTATGCCTGGCCAGTGGCCGGATCTACGCCGGCTTGTTGCTGGTAGAGTGATGCTGTCTCCTGGATGGCTGCTTCCTGAGCTGCAGTCAGAGGGGCCCTCTCGAAGAGACCCCGGACATCACCGATGAGTTCCTGAATATCGTTGGGAGTACCGAACAGGATCTCCTTGCCGGTCGCGATCTCGATCAGCGTGATGCCGAGGTAGACGTTCTGAAACGAGAGAGCCTGGTCAACGGCCTCGGACACCTTGTCAATCTGGTACGCGCCGACCAGGGAATCAAACATCTCTCGTTCCTTGTCCTGGAGGCTGAGGCGAAACTCAACAACCTGGTCCGGCTTGCGCTTGCTCATCAGAGCACCCCGACGATTGAATCCCAGAGGCTTTGCCCGAGTCCCATCCCGAGGATCCATCCGAGGAGGAATGACATCCCGTTTTCGCTCACCATCCGCTTGGCGATCTCTGGGAGAGTTTCTTCACTCATCGAATCACCTTCAGGCCCAGACGATCTCAGTGACGAGTTTTCTTGAATTGGCCTCCCAGCCTGATGTAGCTGCAGTGGTCGGCAATGTGTTTGCCGTCTGAGCACTATCGAAAATGCTGAATTTAGAGGCCACGCTGATGCTGGCATTTGCTCCGATTCCCGGCCCGGTGTTCTGAACATAGAGTTGCTGACCAGTCACTAATGTCGTCATGCAGTACGCCATCCAATACTGAACGCCCTCTACCAGAGTGACCGTCGAACTCGGGGCAGCCGTTGGAGTTGTTGATGATGCCAGGCTGATTGTCGCAGCGCCGCCGATGATCGTGCCAGGGCCGTTTTCAGTTGTGTTCGAATAAACAGCCATGTAGACACTGGTCGATTCAGTACCGATAGATCGTAAGCCTAACGTTGAGATGTCGCCCGATACTGGGCTGATGAAAGGGAAGTAGATCGGATAACCAACAGTACCGCCGACATCGTTCTCCCCAATTCGGGTAGATGTGGTTCCTGATCCGCCCCAAGGCTGTGACTGATGAGGGTAAAACTGAGCGTCGCCTGCTGCGAACATGGTCGTCGGCGGGTTCTGGCCTGCCGGGGTGCCACCCGCCTCCAGGAGCCCGTCCCACTCGGACACCGTGCAGAGCCTGGCGAGATTGACGAGGACCAGGTCCTGAAGCTCTTGTTCATTCATGTCCTCGATCGAGATAGAACTGCCTGTAGCTTGGATCTGCGCGAACGTTACGTCATCCAGCTCTAGATTGTGCAGCATTGGGAAGACCCTCTTAGCGGGCTTACGATCCTCTGGCCTCATCCTAACAGCCCGTCCCAGTTCTGTTTGACCGATAAACGCGCAAAATTCACGAGGACTAATCGGTATAATTCCTCTCGATTCAGATCTTCGATGGTAATTGGATTCCCGACACCCTGCACATCGGAGAATTGGATCTGCTTTGGTTGGTCTCCCGCATCGAGAGTCTTAGTTTTCAACAGCTTGTACACGCGCGGGGAGATAGACTCAGGCGCCATCCTATCACTTCAATTGCTTCGCCCTGGACTTGCAGATACGCTCTATGGTATCGAGATCCTTTGTGCTGATGAATCCTCGAAGGAAAAGTTTCTTTGATTTCGCCTCGATCTCGCCGAGTCGTCGGCGTCCAGCGGCCTTAGTGAGTTTGCCCATGGATCCCACCTCATGCGTTGGTTAGGAATTGAAACTTGTAATTCAAGGCAACGCTCACGGCGGCTCCTGAGAAAGACGGTTGTTGGGTGATCGGGTTCGTTGCACTGCAAGAACCGATGACGTTACCGAGAGCATCGACGGCAGCAAAGCCCTGGTCCTCGATCTTGGCGCCATCAACAGACGTGCCGAACCATTTCACGATTTTATCGCCCTGGAGTGTATCTCCAAGGCTATTTCCCGTTTGTAGATCTACTAGCTCGTTCGTAGCTCCCCCAGACGGTGTAACGTGGAAGATTCTTGAGACTCCGCGAGCCGTATAGAGACCGGCACTTGATCCGCGATCACTGGCAGTCTGGGACATTATCCGGACGATGTCACCTGCTCTGAGTGTGTAAGGTTGGCAGAGCGCTGGTGATCCATCGGTTACAGCACCTTTGATGGACCAGGGAACGATTGCAGCCACCAGCCCCTGCGAGAGAATGTAGCAGTAGCCGACGCCCGTGTCGCATGATACCAGACCAGACACTACTGTCTTGCCAGGAGCGAAGTCACCGACGTTAGCTGCGGTCACTGTATAAACCGTATTTGTGGTCAAATTGGATTCTGTACCTTCTGCGATTTCAGCCTTGAGTGGAATGTTAGTTCCGTCTGAGCACTGGAGGCAACCCGTAACTGTATTTGTTGCCATAGAATCACAACCTCACTCCAAGGCCTAGAGGCTTGATGAGCTTGTTCGCCTCTCTGAATGGTTTTGCCATGGTCTTCCTGAAAATTTTCGCGCCTGCATTGAAGGTGATGGCACCTATTGCCATGGGAACTGCGTTGCTCTTAGCGTTCTGCATGATCGTATTCATAGCTAGAGAAGGCTCGTTTAGGATGTCGCCCAGGGAAATGACCCCGGCGCCTGACAGCGTCATCGAGGTGGCACCAAGGCCGACATCTGAAACTGACTTGTAGCCTAGGTCTGTGGATCCGGTGATGACTCCATAGGGTGATGTGCCCATGGTACCCTCAGTTAGGATCGCCAGGTTTCCATATCCTACAGCCATGTTGTAGAGACTGATCGTCTTCGGGCTTCTTCGGCGTGATTTCTTGGCTCGGCGGCGTGCCATATCCCGAGTGTTACAAAAACTCGCTAATAAATATCACTCAAACTCTTCGAGACCCTTCGCAAAGGTACCGTCGGCACCCCTCGGTGACACAGTGCCCTCAATCGTGGTGATTTTGTTGCTTGCATACGCTTGAATCATCTGTGCGATTGCAGCTTGCACTGGATTGACCGGATCGAACCCGCCCAGGACACCATCACCGAGCTGATCCATCGTCGCTTTGATCGCAAGAGCCAGTGCAGAGTCCAATTCTACCACCGCAGCATCCAGTTCTGACCTGATCCAGTATGCCAGAGCACCCAAAGCAAGCAAATTTAACGCCGAAATGCCGATTAGAACGGTTATTGGGTCTACCATGTCCACCAACCGGGTGTCCACCGCCCATATAACTACCCTAAATCCCCTTAAATCTCACTATTACGCACCCTCCCCTTCCACCCCACGTCTCACACGACGAACCGGAGTCCGAACGGAGGGTCGTTGACCTTTGATTGTGTCGTGTTCATGTGTGGGGAATATTAATAACTAATTCAGTAGTCGCAGGGTACAGAGGCGAAAAAAATGGATGAAAAAGAATGCTGGCAATGCAATGTATGTGGCTACAAGCACCACTTCAACCCGATCGGGTTGTGGGGTAAGACTTGCCCGAATAGTTTGGATTGCAAAAGTCGAACATATACAAAGGTGATCGGATGAAGGAAGTAGATGATACCCCCGAACCTGAAAGTAAAAGTGATTATGACCATGAATATAGTGAGCGGTGTATCTTGGACCTATGGTCCGCGTTTACCACCCAATCAAAGAACATAGATCATCTTCTCCGCCGTATCAAAGACCTAGAGAAGGAGCTAGCCCTCCTCCTAGAGCAGAGAGTGACAGTACGCGCCCCAGAGGCCACCGATGACCCGGAGTGGTTCTGATGCCCGGAATAAACGCTAACCTCTCTCAAGCTGCATTCGACATCTGGGATCGCATCCCGAAGAAGGAGCGCAAATCACCGATGGGGGCGAAAGGTGCAGAGGGACGATCCGCTTGGTTATCCTCTGTCATCATCAAGAACGAAGGATGGTCGGTTCGATACAACGAGTTGATGGATAGTCACCAAGAGCTTGAGAGGATGCGCCTAATCATGGAGGGAACGATTGCCGATCTACAAAGGAGGATTCATGAATGATAATATGTGAAACATGCAAGAGTAAGAGGATAGTTCACACCCCGCGTGATGGTGACCGCCGCGCTATGCTAAAATGTCGAGAATGTGGTGACTATATGTTCATCGGGATGTGATTGAATGAGGCGCAGTCCATCGTTTCTTTATAAGTA